CACAAGCCTTGAGTCGATTACTGAGCTATGCGAGGAGACGGATTACTATGTGACCATTGAAGTGGATTCGATTGTCAATGCACGGCTAAGGCTTCAGGTCGATGGGGTTAACTACGCCACAGCCATAAGCACGGCGGGCACGTATAACTTCACTATAACAGTAACGCAGAGCGGAGCATTGAGCTTACTCGGTTCGCAGTTTGGTGCTTCGCTCGATGGCGAGATAACGGTTACGCGCATCACTGTGCGAGCTGATAAGAACTGGGCGAAGTATGACAAGTACAGCGACCTGATTCAGATTGGTGACTTCAGCGATGAATGCCGCTTCTTCAAGATTGAAGGCTGCAATGGCGAGAACCAATTCGGGCTCGGCTTCAGCGGCACATCATTCTTGCCGGGCATCCGATTGGAGGGGCGCAGATTTCAGCCGCAATACGATACCGATACCGACCTATTCAGATACGCATCGGGCAGATGGCAGGCGAGCTTCGTGGACCGCAAAAAGAAATTAAGCTACCACTTCGGGCGCTTGCCTGAGTACGTGCTCGACTTCCTCTCGATTGTTTTCTACTTCGATAACTGCTATGTTAATGGTGAGCTATCCTTCCCAGCCGATAATGAATTCCCGACCATCGAGTATGACAATGCCGATGACCTTGGCAGCTTGACAATCGAGCTGTATAAGAAGAAGGAGAAAGTGCGCAAGACCGTATGTGTTGGCGTGGATGCTGACTGCTTGCCGTCGATATTGGATAACGCAGATGAGCCGTTTATACTAACACAGGATAACGAGCGCATCACAACTGAGAACTTCATCAATTTGTATCAGGAATAAATTCGTATATTTGCAGTACATCATAGGAACGTAGGGGTTATGCCGTCCTATTCAACAGGCTGACAATAATTAAATCTCTACTACTATGGCTTGTGTAAGCTACTGCGACTCTTCGCTACTTGACCACAACTTAGTAAACTGCAATGAATACAAGCTCGGCGGCGTGTCTGCTATCCTTGTGGGCGCTTGCGGTACCGAATTGGTTGACCCTGAAAATGCAGAAGCAATTGAGGCATTAATATCTGCCGGAACTGCGAAGCTAATTGAGGACATCCGTTTCGCGTTGCCTGCTGGCTCACCTGTGACTGTTGACAGCCCAATCGGCTGCGGTACTCCTATTCGTATCAACGAAGACCGTACTGCAACCTTGTACGATGCAAACGTAACCGATGAGAATAACAGCTTTTGGAATGATGTTAACAACCGCCGCATCGCATGGATACTTGCGTACATGTGCGACAGCGGAAAGGTGATTTACATCAACCCTCCAGTTGGTATTACCACATCGGCGAACTTCATCTTGCCTGAGCAGAACAATGAATTGCAGCGTTACGAAGTTACCTTCTCATGGCGCGATAAGAATATCCCAGCACAATACGATGCCCCTGCTGGCATCTTTGGATAATGGATATTCAAACCACAAATCAAAGCGGCAAGCCTACCTCAAGCGGGGTGGTGCTTGTTGCTTTTGGTAAGCCTCAGTATTACTGGGCTGCTTACAACTTAGCGTATTCGATTAAGCGATTCAACAAGGATTTGCAGATTGCGCTAATCAGCGATTCCAAGGACAGGGCATTGTATCATTGCCATGACTTGACAAATCAAATCGATGTTTATGTTGACTTGCCCGAGCAGCACATATACACGAATAAGAAATTAGACCCCGGCAAGGCGAAGGTATTGCTATTCGATTACTTGCCTTTCCATTACAACCTTTATCTCGATGTCGATGCTGTATGCCTGAAGGACTTGCAGCCATTGATCGACCAGCTAATTGCGAACGATGCGAAGTATGCCACGCGAGTTGTGGGTGAGCATACAATCGATCAGGGCCGCGATTTCAAAGCCATGCAATGGGCGTGGGCTGACCAACTATGGCAGCACTTCGGCCTTGCTAAGAGCGATAAGATTTATGCGATTAATAGCAGCATCCAGTTCATCGAGAAATGTCCAGAGGCAGAAGCCATCTTCCGCACCGCTGCCGACCTCTACCTTAACAATCCGATGCCGATTAACAAGCTACGGATGAAGTGGGGAGGCGGGCAACCTGATGAGCTTTACTTCAATGTATCATTCGGCAAGAATAACTTCAAGCCTTATGAGGTTGATGTTATTTGCTTTCAGATGAGCCGTGAGTTCAGCTATGCGCAAATCGAAGAGCGCTTCTACCTGATGAGCTACTATGGTGGCAAGGGATTCACACCGACATTTTACATCGAATGGCTCGATAGGAAACTTAAAGCATGGATGCAACAGGACGGCATCCAGCACAAATACTTCATTCACCGAATTACAGACCATAAGCATGCAGACCCTAAGCGATAAGCCAAAGAGAGGCAGACCTAAAAAGATTGTAACAACTGCCACATTCAACGAAGTGGCTCGCCACGATTGGAACAGCGAGCCCGATGTATGTGAGTTCATTGGCTCACTTATTAAGATGAACACATCAGCGAACGTGCTCGAGATTGGCGTGTTCGAAGGCGAGACAGCCGTTAAGATGATTGAAGCCTTGCCATACGGCGGCAAGTACACAGGCATCGACATTAACAACTATCTGAAGCATGACCTCAAATCATTCGGAACAGATGTCGAGTTTATCCTCGGCGAATCGATAACATTGCTGAAAGGCTATCCGGCAAATCACTTCGATTTTATATTCGTTGATGGCGATCACAGCTGGGATAATATATTGCCCGAGTTCAAAGAGGTTGAGCGCGTGCTTGCCAATGGTGGCATCCTTGCCTACCATGACACGATTCATATTCCTGATGTGAAGAAGCTGATGGAGTACGCAGCGCATTATAACTACAATGTGATTACGTTAAACACATCCGAGGGGCGTGGCCTTTCGCTAATTCAGAAACCATGAAAGCACTAACCTTTTGCCGCTCTAAGTCATGCGGCTCGCACATCATAAACCAACCAACCACTAAAGCAACTGCGTAATGGCACTAAGCATAGAGGACATTGATAAGATTGTGAATAGGTTTGCAATGCTGCACAAGGGCTGGGAAGCCGCAGCAATGAAGACACCTATAAATCCAATCACTAAGCAGCGCACAGGCGTGAGTCAATATCCTGAGTATTGGCCGGGGTATAACTATGCCGCTAAGATGTATGACAGCATCTTGCCGCATACCCGGCCTGACATTTACCCGGCACATCTACTCAGCGTGCGCGCACCTAACCAAACCGATGCACAGGCTGAGTACATCCGAGCGAACTACAAGCCTACAACGCTTAGTGTGTTTGAGGACTTCAAAGCCACGATAAGCCGTGCGTTCGCGGACCAAAACTGGAGCATCCGATACAGCCCCGAGCTCGAGCCAATCTTTGGCGAGGATACGTTCCAGCGCTACGTTAACCAAGAGATTGAACGCTTCGGCTCGCTTGAGGCATTCGTTAAGACCATGCTCCCAACGCTGAAGCTAATAGACCCGAATGGCATTATCGCAATCGAGCCGAATGATGTTGATACCTATGAGAATGAGGAGGGCGAAGAGATAATCAGCAACGAGCTGATAAGACCAATGCCCGAATACTACTCATGCAAAAGCATCGTAGGGCAAAAGTACGGCGAGTATTACATGGTCATTACCGATGACTATTCAAAGGTGCGCAACGGAAGCAAGGAAGAGAAGAGCGGCATCGTGTTGGAGATTTATGACACGATGAATATCTGGAAGGTTTACCAAATCGGCAAGAAGTCGGACTACACATTCAGCGAACCCGAGCTATACTATTCGCACAACCTTGGATATGTGCCAGCGCAAAAGCTACAAGGGATGCCTCAGCTTATCGCTGGTGAAATTAACTTTCAATCGCCATTCATCACAGCCGTGCCATTGCTCGACCAAGTGATTCTCGATGAAAGCTACTTGCAAATCAGCAAAGCCACAAGCGCATTCCCTTTCATGGTTGCGCTGGGTGAGATATGCGAGTTCACCGATCGCGAGGGTAACAAGTGTCAGGACGGCCAAATCTTCGACCCCATCAATGGCGGGTACCGTACTTGCTCAAGCTGTAATGGCTCGGGTGTGAAGAGCCGATTCAGCCCGACAGGGATGCTATTGATTAAGCCTAAGACAGCATTGAGCGAAGGTGACAGCGCACTCAGCGGCGAATACCTAAAGTTCGTAAGCCCTCCAATGGACACGCTGAACTTCCTACGCACCGAGATTGAGCAACAAATGGCAAAGGCTCGCAGGATATTGCACCTGCCTTCGTCAGACGAAACAGGAACCATCGGCGAAGCATCGACAGCCACAGGCTCATTGAATAAGCTACGTGCTCTCTATGCGTTTATTAAGCCTATCTCTGACCAGCTATTCAACCTTTATGAGTTCTGCTTGGTGACGATGGGCAAGATGCGTTATGGCGAAAACTTTGGCGGTGTCAATCTTGTGTACCCGACATCATTCGACATTAGCACCCCGAGCGATTACTTAGCTGTAATCAGCGAAGGCGTGAAGGCAGGCGTGCCGCCATCGATTACATTCAGCAATGTCTACAACTACATCAAGGCAATTCACTACACCGATGAAGAGACAAGTGCTGTTTATGATTTAATCCTGAACGCTGATGAATTGCTACTAATGAGCTCGGCAGATATTGCCCTGCGCGTTGCTAATGGCACAATCGAGAAGTACCAAGATGTAATTCATCACAGCGCACCACAGTTAATCATGGAGCTTATTCGCAATCACATCCCGACCGAAGATGCTCAACGCTTTATCGACCTACCGATGGCCGAGCAGATTGCAGCACTTAACCGCTTAGCATCGGATAGGATTGCCGTGCAGCTCGACCCGATTCAACAGGCGCAACAGGAACTATTGAATGGCATCATTTGATTCGCTCGTAAACCAAAAGATTAAGCTCTTCGAGTCGGTGCCGGATAAACTGGCAACGGCTGCGATTAAGACACAGGCTGAGATATGGCGAAAGATTCGCCCGATTCTCGATGACATGGATGTCACAGCAGCCGGAAACATCGAGCAAACAGAGGGCAACATCAGGCGCATTGGACTCATTGCTGATGAACTGAAGAAGGTGCTTGCCGGTAGCGAATACAAGGAAGCCGTTCGTTCTTTCCTCGGCTCAATCGATGAAGGAGTGCAGCTCACAAACGAGATTGCACGAACATTCGAAAGCGCATTCGAGCCGACCGAAGTGCAAAAGCAATTGCTGCAAATATCCAAGCAGAATGCGATTAATACTTTCTTCGGCGCTGGCTTGGATGCACGATTCACGCAGCCCTTTCTCGAGCAACTAACCACCAACATCGCAGCACGCGCACCACTACGCGAGGCCGTTGTTGCATTGGAGGGGTTGGTTACTGGAACGGAAGCGAATGATGGGCGGCTGCTTGCCAACATAAAGACCACAGCCACAACCGCGCAAGCCGTTGCAGACCGAAGCTATTCAGCCGCTGTCAATGACGAGCTCGGCATCGAGTGGTTTGAATACCTCGGCGGGGAGATTGAGACAACGCGGCCATTCTGCGAAAATCGCGAGGGCGGCATCTACCATCGCAAGGAGATTGAGGCATGGGGCGCAGGTAAGAATAGTGCTGGCATAAATGACATTCGTGACGGCACATGGGCTGGACGCATTGACGGCACAGATAGTAAGTCGATATTCACACTTGTAGGGGGGTGGAACTGTCGGCACTATCTCGTGCCAGTGCCCGAAAGAAAGGTGCCTGATACGGTCAAAGCTCGGGCGAGAGCCGAGGGGTTTATTGATTAAATAAATTTTATACCTTTGCTATATGAGACACTTGATACTCTCAGATGGCCGTATCATTCAAGCATCCGATATGGTGGCCGAGCACCTACTGAATAAGAAGGGCGCAAAGGAATTAATACTGCAACCAATTAACACCCCTCAAATATATGCCGATCAAACCGGAGGAAGCACTGGAGATAGTCAACTTCCTAAACCTAAACGAAGCCGAGAATCTCGAGGAAGCAAAGGAGAAATTCCAAGAGAACTGGGTAAACAGCAAGGAGCTAAGCGAAAAGCTCGGAAAGATTAATGGCACAATTGCCCACGTTGCTAAACGAGCTTTTGAGCCATTCGGAGTTACGCTCACTGAAGAAGATTTCAAGGACAAGAAGGCGCAAGATGTATTACGCATGGCATCCGAACGAGCTCGAGAGGCTTATGAGAAACAGCAAGAAGAGTGGCAACAGCGAGCCGATAAGTCAGGCAGCGAAGAGCTTGTAAAGGAGTGGGAGAAGAAATACAAATCCCTCGAGAAGAAAGTAACGGACATCGACTCAGCCAGGCAAGATGCCATCAATCAGTTCGACCAGTTCAAGCTAAAGATGGCAGAGGAGCAAAAGCAGAGCAAGATAAACCACACCTTCGAAAAGGAGCTCTCAGCAATCAAGCTCGACCCATCGGTTAATGAGTTTACGATTAAAGGCTTCAAGGCTACCATCGGTGAGAAGTACGCAATCGATTTGGAAGAGGACGGTAATGTCTTTGTAAAGGATAAGAACAGCGGCGAGCGATTGAAGAGCAAAGAGAAAGCAGGCTCATTCCTCAACTTATCTGATGTGCTGCTTGCAGAAGCTACGGCGGCGGGCATCATCATGAAGAACCCATCGGCTGGGCAGCGTGTACCGAGACCGGGGCAGGCTATCATCCCGCCGATTGAAGCACAAGCCGACAAACGCATGAAAGGTGTTAACCCTCGATTCTTTACAAAATGACAATCAAACAAGCGTATAAGATATTGATGCACCACGCAGATTGGCGGCAAGGCAAACACAGCGAAATGGTAAGCCCTGCCGACCTCACAAAAGCACTTGAGATTGTGCTTACATATCTCGAAAATAAACTAATGCAGACAGCCCATGCCTGAATATGAAGGTTACAATGTCACGGCATCCGATCGCGCTGGCAAAAAGTATAAAGCGGTAGACGATGACGGCAATGAGATTCACTTTGGCGCTGAAGGGTATCGGATTAACCCCGGCACGGATGCAGGCAACTCTTACTGCGCTCGTAGTAATGGCATCCCTTCTCCGAAAGGCTCGGCGAATTGGTGGGCTCGGCAGCTTTGGAGCTGCGAGGGGCGAAGGTCGGTAAGCGATAAACCTTTTTTTGGTAGAATCGAATTGCCTTAGTATATTGCGGTTCGTTCTTTATTCTCTCATACTAATTGTTTAGGCACAATTTGAAAAGGCTTGCAGAAATGCAGGCTTTTTTTGTTTATCTTTGTAGCATCTATGATGTAGTGAGCCGCAACTTATCGCGGCAAAGTAGGCGCAACTTCCGGCCTTTGTAATTGGGAGTTCTCTTAATACTACATTAATCATGTCTATATCTCGCATTCTATCGGAGTGTCCTAATGTGCAAATGTCACTTAGCGAACTCTTCATCGAAGTTGGACAGCGTGAGCAATTGCCTTTCTTAGAGTTCTTGCTTTCGCCTGAAAACGCAAAACTAATCCGCACTGAGGTTGCACCCGGTGGCGGTAAATTAAAAACAGTACAAGCTCGTTGGATTCAGCGTTTGCCTGAGACTGAAGTAGAAGAGGGTGGCGAAATCCTTACTTGTACTTCAACCAATACTTACGGCGATTCAACAACCACTTACACGCTTGACACGACTGACACTTACCAAGCATCTCAGCTAATCAATGCTGCTGACATCGCTCGCCATTGCCAGGAGAACTCACGCTATGTGCTTGAGTCGGTAATGCGTTTGATGGATGTACTTGATCGCAAGGTTGCTTCCGCTGCCGCTGTTCAGGCTGTTGCCGACATCGGAACGTGGGGCACTGAGGTGTCAGGGTACTACACTGTAACTGGTGACTGCTTGCAGATTGCTACTCGCCAAACTGGCGGGCAAGCATTGAACGAGTTCGCCCTTGCTGACATCCTTCAGGCTACTCGCATGGCTAACTATCCGGGTGCGCCTGTGGTATTTGGCGGTGCTGAGATGCAGCGTTATGCTAACGCGGTGCAAGCTGGTTGCTGCACTCAGTTCGGCATCGACCTTCTTGCAATCTCTCAGCAGAACGGTTTCGGATTCTCTTACGATTCTCGCGTTGCAGCGGCTCAAGGTTCGCAGCTTAAGAACTTGGTAACTACTGCCGGAGCAATCCAGTGGTTATCATTCAACTTAGCTGATTGGAATCAGGGCATTACGCCTGTGGCTGGTTCAAACTACTCTAAGACCTTGGTGTTCACACCGGCAGGCGTACCAGTAGATTTGACCATGAAGGATGACTGCGGTAATTTGTCAATCGTGTTGACTACAACTGGAAAGATTGTAACGCTTCCAACTGACATCTACGAGTCTTCTGACAAGTATGCTGGCGTTAACTACGTGAACTGCGTTGAAATCGCAAACCCGTAATTGGGTTAATGAGCCTGCTATCCCAAGCGGATGAGGACTTGTTAACCCAAGACGGATTAGATAATCTAACCACGCAATAAAGAGGGGGGCTTCGTGCCCTCCTTTTTTTATTTATCTTTGTAAAAACTAAAGAGATGTGCATTGAATCACTACTCGGATTGAGAGGCTGCGAATCACCAGAGCCATCGACTGGGCTCTACATCGATGACCTCGGCATCAATCAAACCTTTCTCGGGCAACTAATCACAGACCAATATCGCAATGGCGTTGAGCTGTTCGAAGATAAACGAGCCTTCGCATGGCGCAAACTTTCATCGGATGTGCTGACTAAGCTCAGCCCAATGATGAAGAGCGACACGATAATCGAGAGCAAGCGCGTTGGGCAAGTTGTGTCCAATTATGCCAACGTGCAGACCGCGCTTGGCGCTGGCAACTATGGCGGCATCAGGTTGAAGATTGACCCGAACACGGTTAGCTATCTTAACTTTTACCTGGCAGATATTAACCTTGCAATCGACTCTGCTAATGTGAACGTGCCGGTGCTTATCTTCGACATGACCACAGGCAAGTTGATTGAAACAATCACCTATGCCGAGGGTGCGCTCGATCAGTTCATCGGCAAGACATTCACCTCAGCAAAGCGTAAGATGGATATCGCCATCGTGTATGAGTCAGATATAAACACGGTAAAGTTCACGCCAAAGAGAGGCACTTGCACAAGCTGTGGAGGCGGGATTAAGGAATCGCATATCTGCCCTTTTGTTGATGCGATAGGCATCGAGCTCACAACCGATGGCACGAACGTGCTGACAAGCAAGTCGAGTAAGTACACCACAGGCATGAGCCTCACGTATAATGTGAACTGCGATCGCCAAGGATGGCTGTGCTCGGTAGGTGGCACGATGGCATTAGCGTTAGCATATGCCACAGCCGTTGAGATTTACAACTATGCGCTAACGATTAGCCCGAATCAAAGGGTAAATACAACGGTAATTGTGAATCGGGGGCAGAACAAGACCGAGCTCATGGATGGAATCATGGCAGCTCGCGACATCGCAGCAACAAGGTACAGCGAAGACCTTGGCGCAACCTTGCAGAACATGCGCCTGCCTGATGACACGCATTGCTGGGATTGCAGAAAGAACATGAAGTACGTTACAGCCCTGCCATAAGATGCCGACACCCGCCGAAATTCAAAAGAACCTCGATGCGTTGTATAGCGATTGGACTAACAAGTTCACTGCTTTATACGGCCCTGTTCGTGAATTGAAGCGCATCATGTTTAAGCGCATATTCGGCACTGGCTCAAGCGGTGGCACGAATACGGCGGGCGAGAAATTGCCAACTGTGCCATATAGCACTAAGCCGATATATGTCAGCCCTCGAGCGTTGGCAAGTGCGCCGAGTAAATACAAGGTTGGCAAACGTGGCGAGCCAATTAAATCGTTATTTTTTCCCGGCGGTTATGCCGAACTAAAGAAAGGCACTTCGCGCAAGTTGCCTTTGGAGTTAACCGGAAGGCTCAAAGGTGGCTTCCTTTCATCCGAGGTATTGACTGAAGGATTGGAAGCAGCGATAACAGTACCCGCATCCGAGGAAGGCAAGATTGATGGATTAGAGGCGAAATACGGCACTATCTTTTTGCCGACACCTGAAGAACAAGCCGAGATGCTTGAAGACCATGCAGCCGAGCTTGTGCAACAAATCATTAATGCTATGAATAAATGAATATACTTTCCACTATTCTTGACAGGCTAAACCAACGTATTGAGGTCGGCAATATCTTTGACAAGATTTACGGCCTTAGCGAGCTTGTAGGCGAGGGCAATGATAAGGCGTGGGCGTTCTACATCGGCAACGGTCAAGCGATTCCTGTAACGGATTATGATGCTAAACAGGGCACGCTCTTTTGGGCGAAGCGTGGCAAGATTAACGTAACGAAAAACGATTCGCTCAAGCTGGCAGGGTGCCGCTCAATCTATGAGACGCGCTTCTCGATGACGGCATACGCAATGGTGCGCAAGTCGCACCTACCTTGCGACTCAGCCGATGCACAGGACTGGGTGGCATCGAGAGTGCTTCGTTTAATTAGCGGCACTGACCCGCAATTTAAGACTGCCATCGGGGCAATTGCTTATGAGGTTGTGCCGAGCGGGTACGCGAATGAGATTAAATACTTGCCAGTTAACTATGAATGGGCAGCGGTTGCAATTGATGTGGATGTGAATGTCAGCACATCGAGCGAGGACGGCTGCTATGACACTTGCGCAACCGGTGACATCCCTCTGCCTGACTTCGAGCCATGTGAGCCTTGCCTCACATCTGTTGCTGTGGATGGGGTTACCATAACCGGCAACGGCACACCAGCGAATCCGCTTGTCGCAATTGGTGGCGGTGGTGGTGGCGGCACATTGATAGCCTTGCCATTTACTACCGACCATTTAAGCGCAACAGGCAATGCTTACGCGATTGGTAACATCGTTTGGTATAACGGCAATGTCTATCGCTGCATCGCGGCGAACGATTCAATCCTTCCAACAAACACAAGCTACTGGGTTAATCTTGGTGCTGGCTTTCCAACAGTTCAGCAGCCAACAGATTGGAACGCAACAAGCGGCAACAATCAGATATTAAACAAGCCAACGATTCCTGTACTACCAGCTACCATCGTTGAGGATGTAACCGCAACCGCGCCTCTGAGTTCAAGCGGTGGGGCTACACCCGACATCAGCATTACGCAAGCTGACGGCACAACAGATGGCTACCTCAGCAGCGCAGATTGGAATACCTTCGATGGAAAGTTCGATACACCAACAGGGACAAGCGCAGACTATCTCGATGGAACTGGCGCACCTCAGCCATTCCCAACGCTTACAAATGGCACGGTCACATCGGTTGCGGCAACAGTACCAAACCCGACAAACCCTGCATTCAGCGTTAACGTACCTAACCCAACAACTACGCCAAGCATTGACATAACTGCAAATGGAGTTGTGAGCCAGTACGTGCGTGGCGATGGCTCACTCGCTAACTTCCCTTTGGGCGGTGGCGGTGGCGCATCGGTTAACTATTACCTCAACGGCTCAATAAGTCAAGGCACGATTGGGGGAAATCAATATTTCCAAATGAGCCGCGTTCCAGTGCTTGGACCGGGCACTAACTTCACACGCACAAACGCGCAGGGCAATGGCTACATCGCGCAATTTATAACCGATGCAGGCGACCCAAACCTTTTGGCAATCCCTTCAGGCAATTGGAACTTCGAGACCTACTTCAATGCTTCGAGTGGCGGTGGCAATCCTAGCTTTTACATGGAGCTTTACAAGTACGATGGCGCAACCTTTACGCTAATTTCAACAGGGTCTACAAATCCCGAAGCGATTACAGGCGGCACGGTAGTCGATTTGTATGTTAGTGCGCTTGCAGTACCTTCGACTGTATTGGCTGCAACTGATAGGCTTGCAGTACGCATTTTCGTAACTACATCGGGGCGTAACATTACGCTGCATACTGAGGACAATAACCTTTGCCAAATTATTACCACATTCACCACAGGGCTTAACGCATTGAATGGCTTGACCGCTCAAGTGCAGAACTTTGCAACTGGTACAAGTGGCACCGACTTCGGCATCAGCTCGGCAAGCACTACCCATACATTCAATCTACCAACTGCCAGCGCAACAAATCGAGGCGCATTAAGCACAGCCGATTGGACTGCGTTTAACGGCAAGTTCAACACCCCAACAGGAACAACCTCGCAGTATGTGCGTGGTGATGGCTCGCTTGCTTCATTGCCTTTCGAGCTTGTTGTGGCTGCATCGGATGAAACAACAGCTTTGACCGCAGGCACGGCGAAGATTACATTCAGGATGCCGCGAGCCGTTACCCTTACAGCCGTTCGCGCATCGCTCACCACAGCCCAAGCATCGGGCAGTATCTTTACAGTTGACATCAATGAATCTGGCACAAGTATATTGAGCACTAAGCTGACCATTGACAACACTGAAAAGACAAGCACAACGGCTGCGACACCTCCGGTCATAAGCGATGCTAATCTCGCTGACGATGCTGAGATGACAATCGACATCGACCAAATCGGAGACGGCACGGCAAAGGGCTTAAAGGTTACATTAATCGGCACAAGGGCATGAGCTTCATTGTTAATCCTTACTGGTATGCAAGTGCTGGCTGCCCTGATGCCGATGCAAATGCTTTCCTAACGGCAGCAGGGATAACAGACCCGACCATCTCGGGCGCGATTTGCACATTGGTAACAACACTCAAATCGCAAGGCATTTGGAGCAAGCTCGATGCTATCTATCCAATGGTAGGAGGAACAGCCACAACGCATAAATTCAACCTAAAGAATCCCGCTGATACCAATGCAGCGTATCGCTTGAGCTTTGTCGGTGGTTGGACTCACTCGGCAAATGGTGCTTTGCCCAATGGAACCAACGCATATGCTGACACCTTTTGGATAAGCACACAGCAGAACTCGGCGAGCTTGTCATTCTATTCGCGAAGCAATACCACTGGATTGTTCCATGAATACGGAAGCGCTGTCGGGCCCTTTACTTATTTGTTGTTAAGGTTTAACAATTTGATATATGCGACAGTGAATTCATCTTCCGACAATACTGTTGCAAATACGGATTCACGTGGATTCTATATGATTTCTCGGACTGCTTCGAATGCGGTTAAAGTTTACAAAAATGCTTCAACAATAATAACCGGATCCACAGCCAGCTCAGGGATTCCACCCTACAATATGATTATTTCTGCTTGGAGGCAATTTCCCGGCACAATTGTTCGCTACTCAAATCGACAGTGTGCATTTGCCACATTGGGCACAGGATTAAACGATACCGAATCCGCTAATCTATACACAGCGATTCAGACACTGCAAACCACATTAGGACGGCAAGTATGATAACAGTATACCAATTAACACCCGAACAAGCCGAGCAATTACGCGGCGTTCAATATGTCGCAGATATGACATTCAACCCTATCGAAGATGCGAATGGCAATTGGATAATAAGCGGCGAAGAGGTAAGCAGCACAACCATCGAATGGGTTAAGCAATTGCCAGCGATTGAATATATTCAAAAAGAAGTATTACCTTTGTAAAAACTTACCACTATGGCAGGCGTAAAAGTAACCGACCTTACAACCTTAGCAACGGCAGCAAACGATGACATCATGTATATCGTTGATACAAGCAGCAACACCAGCAAGCAAATCGAGGTGCAGAACATCTACGCGGGTATGCCGCAGTTTGATAGTGGGAGTTTCACGCCTACACCATCTGACGAGGTGGATTGCACTGTAACACCTATTCAGGCATTCTACCAACGTATTGATAACATTGTAAATTGCAGCTATTATTTACAGGTTGATTTAGCCACAGGAGAAACTTTGGGCTCGTTCAATTTAACGCTTCCAGTAGCATCTGATTTCACGCAGGCTAAACAGCTGTTCGGTATAGTAGCGCATAACGATGACACTGCTGAATTAACTCAATGGGGGCTAAGTGCAGACACCACAAATAACAAATGTTCGGTAACCATTAAAAGCTCAACGACAGAATACAGTTATTCGTTTATTTACATAGTAGCTCAATACGAAATTTTGTAATGCGCTCCACCTCAATTCTCGGGCTTAATTTGATTAAGAAGTACGAGGGATTGAGGCTCTCAAGCTACCTATGCCCAGCCGGAGTGCCGACCATAGGCTACGGCTCGACACGATACCCGAATGGAAAGAAGGTAATCCTCGGCGAAAAGCTGAGCGGCGAGAAGGAAGCAACGCAATTGCTACTATCCACGCTTGACCCATTCGAGTCAGCCGTCAATAAGCACCTACCTAACCTTAACCAATGCCAGTTCGATGCGCTTGTGTGCTTTGCCTACAACGTAGGGACTGGCGCGTTGGTTAAGTCCACGCTACTGAAGAAAGCAAAAGCCAACTCAGCCGACCCGAGCATCCTCGATGAATTCCTTCGCTGGAACAAGGCAGGCGGGAAGGTGCTCTCAGGGCTGACCAATCGCAGGCGCGAAGAGGCGAATCTCTATTTCTCACTTTGTAATATTTAGCGGCATCTTGCCCCAACGCCGCGCTGGCGTGTGCGTATATTAGATATGCGGAAAAGGGCTACCAAACCAAGGCGGATTATTGATGTGATTGTGAAGCACTGGCGCGGCACAATCGGTTCGCTTATGATTTTGGTGTCCATCTTTCTACTAATCTTCAAAGTAATAACAGCCGAGACATTAACAGCCATCATTGCAGCACTATTAGCAGCAGGGTACATACCAAAAGCAAAAAGCGATGCAACAGATTAGAAGAGATACAATAAAGGTGGTTCGCCATAATAAGGTGAACATCGATGAGATGCAGTGGCAACAGCCCGATGTGGACACCTCATTCGCCCAGGCGAATCGTGAGAGCTTTCACGCTGTGATGGCGCAGCCGCCAAAGGCGAAAGTGCTCACAGCATTCGACACGATTCAGCCGTGTGATGTATCTTTATACCCAGCCGCCACGTATTACATCCCGAAAACTCACGCTGTAAGAAACGAGCCGGAAATGCCAACGCCTATGAATTACGATATACTTGCAAATGGAATTGTGCTGACCTTCACGATGCTGCTTACCATCAAGTATGCGCTCGGATGTGTGCCTGCGTGGCGTTCATTAATTGCGGATTTACGTTCGGTTTAACGTATCTTTGCAGCATGGCATCGCTGCACATCCTTGAGTCATCAATTGACCTCTTCTATGTGATCACCGACAGGGATGGCAACATCGTCACCACGAATGACCTATTCCGCGAGTACTCCAGCCACATAAAGCCCGGCAATATCCTCGACATCGCAGCGCAAGATAGCGACCGCGATGAACTGCTTGCAGCCATTCGCAAGGCGCAAAGCAAATCGCCTGACCCGATTCGGGCCTATGCAAAGACTAAGCAGAAGATTGCATCCGAGCGTTTCAATATGTGGAATGTTTACGCGATTGTCGATATGCTGCACTTCATCGGCATTCAATTGGTCGATGTTACTTCCATCAGCAACCACGAATATGAACGGCAAAAGATGCTTCTCGAAGAGTTTAGATTCACCCTATCGCACGAACTTCGTCAGCCGTTGACATCGATTGGCGGCTTGGTGAAGATGATAAATGAGCATACGTGGGCAACCGATCAGGAGCGCGATGGGGTGATGAAGATGCTCGAAGATAGTGTTGAAAAGCTCGACAATGTGATTCGGCTATTGGTCAAAAAAGCAACAAGGCAACTATGAGCAACCTACCGGCCACCGATTGCGAATGCGATGAGCGCTTGGTAAAGGTGCTGGCAGTTTACATAGCCGAGAAGTCGATGCCGATTAAGGTGGCGGGCGATATATTGCTCAACGAGCTTAGAGATAAGAGCACGTACCTCAAACGATTAAACGAACTGATAAAATGCAGCAAAGCAACGTAACCAGTCTCAGCCTGTTGGCAATATGCCTATTTCTTTTGCTGCTATTGATGCGCACTTGCGGAGCATTAGGCGAGGCTGAAAGCAATGCGATGTATCTCGATTCGCTCAATAATGAGTATGTGGTGCGCATCAATCAGGACAGCACATGGATGTACTCGCAATCGATTCAGCTGGCAATTGCAGGGGCAAGGATTAAAGCACTCGAGCTGCGTGAGCCTGAAGTGGTGATACGCTACCAAACGCGGACCAAGGTGGTGACGCAAATAGAGCTTGGCGAGACCGTGTACATTGACAGCTTTCCGCACCTTCGCCTGCCGCGTTACTTCCATCGGCCGGGTAAGTGGCTCGAGATAGGTGGGCAAATTAACCGCTTAGGACGGCTTCAGTTGGACTCAATTATTATTCCTGTAAGTTATACCGTTGCAATCGGAGATACGTTGCGTAAGGGCTTCCTATCGCGTAAGCGTGATAAGGTTGTAAGGCTTGGCATCGATAACCCTTATGTGACTGTTACCGGAATGAACAATATAATCGTGGCCCAGCCGCCTAAGAAGTGGTATGAGACACGCGCATTCGCTTTCGCACTTGGTGGCATTACAGGATTCGCAATTGGTCGCGCAAAATAATTGCGTTGTAAATCAGCGCTTTATAAATTAATTTGCTTTTTTCTTTGTTCGTGTATTGCAGGTTCAAATAAAGTTTGTATGTTTGCAGTGTTAAACAATCACACACTTAAACATTCACACCATGAGAACAGTAACACTACAAATGATTGACGAACTAACAGGCGAAACAGTTAGCAGAACAATCGACGCAACCAACGCATACTCTAACGGAGAATATTGCTGGGAGCTTAAAGGCGAAAACGAGCAACGTAAAAATTTAAACGATTGGATTTTAGACCGTGGCAATAAACAGCACGAAACTATTTTAACCCTTGTTTCTTGGTCATTCAACTAACCACCACGGGCGGCTAACAACCGCCCTTTCATCTTAAACTTTCAAACCTTTATACACTTACACAATGAACACAATCACACAAATTACCGCAATTACCAAGTCAGGCATGAACCTAATTTGGCACGAGACGATGAACGATTTCATCGCTTACGAACTCGAGGTTCCAAACACCGACCTCTCAGAGCTTCCAATCGCAAAGGCAAAGGCAGCACAGTACCCACTAATCGTTGAAGTATCAGCCGTCATAATTGATGCCGACACTTACCAACTAATCGAAGTAATCAAGTAATTTTTTAAACCTTTATACACATGGACACAAGTACCACTTTTCAAAACTACGAGCGCACAGAGTTCTACCATTACGATCACCTCAGCGGTGTTATGACCTTGCTCGTTTCACACGGATGCCAAAAGGGCATTCACACACGCTGCGATTCAGGCGCAGCAAATATGGCGCGTAAGTTTCACCGCGAGCAATTCGAGGGCGTACCAGCCGAGCATCGACTATTCGAGCCACTATCTCGCGCTGATTACATTGATAGGTTTACCAGCGTAATCGATGGCATCAATCGCGATTTGATTCACTCAATGGAATCCGATAACCTTTAATCTTTAACTATTAAACATTTATATCATGGCTTTAACAGCACCAATCGGCGGTTCATCGAATCGCCAAATCGCACCCGAAGGCAGCTACCCTGCACGCTGCTATCAAATCATTGACCTCGGAACCACTGAGCAGGGCGGTAACTTTCCCGGTAAAAAGCGAAAAGTTCAATTCCTATTCGAGCTACCTACCGAGCTTGCAGTATTCGATGAAGCTAAAGGCAGTCAGCCGTACTACGTGCGCAGCATCTACACGCTTTCGATGAATGAGAAAGCATTACTACGCCGCGACCTTTCGGCGTGGCTTGGTAAAAAGTTAAGCGATGCCGAGGCAGCAAAGCTCGACATATTCAAGATGCTCGGAAAGACTGGCATGGTTAACATTGCTCACGTAACGAAAGGCGAGAATACCTACGCAAACATTATCAGCTTCGCGCCGCTGATGAAGGGCTACGAATGCCCAGCAGCAATCAATGAGGCATTCACCTACACGCCAACCGCGCACGATCAAGAAGTATTCTCGAAGCTGCCCGAGTTTATTCAGGATAAGATTAAAGAATCGGATGAATACATCGCAATGAGCCGCAACGAGCAAAGGTCAGCGTTCAATAAACCGCCGCAAAACATTGAAGAGCTGCCGGACATTGACGATATCTTTGGGCAGAAAGCGGCGAATGATTTACCTTGGGATTAATTGAAATAAATAAGGGGCGGTAAAGCGCCGCCCCTCTCACACTAATAGAAACAAACATGAACACTTTGACAAAGGTACAAATACCAATCGAGAAAATATACATCGCGATTAATTCGCCTAAAACATTAAACGCGCAATCTCTAATCGCTGCGAACAAAGGTATACTGATTAACAACGTGAGTGAATACAACGCAATGACTGCCTGCGTTAAGGAGGTAAGCGATGCAGTTAAGGCAATCGAAGCAGCGCGTAAGGAAGTAACAATGCCGCTCGATGCTTTCAAAAAGGAATTGATGAAGCTCGAAAAGGATAGCATCGCACCGCTCAACGAGTTTATCGAATCAGCAAAGCAGCGCATGGTGGATTACCATGAGAAGCTCGCAGTTGAGCGGGCTGCGGCTGAAGCAAAGTTGAAAGCCGAAGCAGAGGCATCAATGCGACAAGCTGAATCAATAGGCGATATTATGGCATCGTTTACTGATAGCCTATACACTACCAGCGTTGAGACGAATCACACTAAGAACGTGCGCACAACCATTAAGGCGCGCACCAATGGCGAGGTGGACTGGTTGAAGGTGCTATCTGTTCAATTCGCATTCGGCAACCTAACCGCTGAAGACCTATTGACCGGGCTTCCGAAAGCGATGAAGGAGCTCGGGGTGGATAGCATCGATGGCATTGAACTTTACGAAACTAAAACTCAAATAATCAGATAATCATGGAAACAAATCAGAAAAGCAAACTTTTTGCTGCAATGGCAACAAGGCCAACGGTCTCAATTAAGAAACACCTTGCCGAGCAAAAACAAGAGCAAGAGCAAAAGAAATCAACAGCGGCCATTAGAGGCGTACTAAAAAATGGAAATGCTTATAAATTTACAAAGTATAAGCATGAAGAAATCATAGCTATGCTTGAAAAGGTAAGACAAAAAACGCCTTTTAGCCATAAAAATTTTAGTGTTGCCCTTGGATTTGGTTCTTCTACATATAGCAACTGGGTTGTAGGTTCGCGCTTTAGCCGAAAATCATATATTCAAGTTATGCAGAAAGCAGCCGAAATTAATGAGCAATGCAATAAACAAGGTCAGCTATCGCTTGGGGTTGAAAAGCCTACCTATGGCGTAATAACACTCGAAGCCGCAATTCAAATGGTTAAGGACGCCGGATATAGGGTTTACAAACGCATTGAAAACTGGGAGGAAATCTAATGAAAATCAACGAAAACTCAGCCTACATTGAGGACACTTGCGGCAATAGGATAATCGTAAATCGCAACAATCAGAGGTTAACCGTATCGATTCAATTAGCCAACAACGAATTAAACCCGAAGCCGAAATACATCGGGGACATCGACATGACCAGCCGCACGTTAATCGTTAAGCGCAGCCGGATGAAGCACTTGCTAATTAAGCGCAATGCCTATGGACTAAATCATAAGCTAATCACAGAGGCAACGCGCTTCGATACGGTGCGCATCATTGATGAATTCTCGACATGGAACATACCGCGTGAGTTTATCGTTGAGCACGGCCAGCCTTTACTCTTTACAAGGTACTGCCATGAGCTGCAAATATTCATATCACTTGAACAGATTGAACAATTCAAAGAATCCAAACAACCCAAAGAACAAAAGCAATGAAAAAGAAAACAGCAACAGACTATTTCTACGATCGTGTCATCAAGATATTCATTGAGTACCATGAAAATGACGAAGCAAATGTAAATTTCAGCGAAGCAATAACCGAGGCATTCGAGCAGGCAAAAGCCATGGAAGTACAGCAAATTACTGAAGCATTCAATGAAGGTGCACTCGATTCTCTGCAATTAGGAAAAGAATATTATGCCTTTGTTTATGACACGCGAACAATACATTAAGCACCCAGCAACGAGCGCGAGCCGTATCAAACGCCACTATACAGGCGATATAAGCTACGCACAAGCCGCGCTCGATGCCGGTGCTGCGTTTCACTTTGACCTACTCGAACAGCCATTCATTAAGATGCCTGAACCTGTGCGCAATGTTTACACAGCGATTAACGAATTGCCGATGCTTGCGCGACTATTTAATGAATCTGAGCACGAATACATAAAGCTCGGAAGCATTGAGGTAAACGGCATTGAGCGCGAGGCGAAGGGAATGATGGACTTGTGCTGGATAAGCGAGGGTATTATTGCCGATGTTAAAACCACAAGCGCGCCAACGATGCAGGCCTTCGCCGAGGATATGATACGGCACCTCAACCACGTTCAGGCGGTATGGTATTCGATGCTAATGGGCTTCAACCCTGCGAACTTTTACTACATCGGCATACCGCCAAAGGTCAAGCAGTCTGGTAAGTTCAGCGACCTCTACCTATACCGGCACAATGCGCTCGAGATTGAGAACGCGAAGCAGTTAATAAGTAAATACTTCGAGCAATTATGAGCGCTGCACCTGACTTAGGCAACCTGAGCGAGTTCATCGACCACAACTATAAGAACGTGGCATCGTACCTCATGGCTTGCGGTTTCGATTATTATGAATCGAACTATAAATATCGGAAGTTCTACAACGATTATGAGAACAATCGCTGCATCGTTATTGACCTATACGATGATGCTGAACGCCTTAATAAGGTCGAGCTGGTACGAATGATTGATAAAGTGTATTCGAGATGAGAAAGGCTAAAGAATCAGATATCTACTTTGCAATCGCGAAGTTTATGAAGCTAAAGCACCCGAGAGTACTATGGCGCTTCGACTTCAGCGCTGGCGTGAAGATGAGCATCGGGCAAGCGAAATCCCACAAGGGATTGAACCCTCATAGGGGCTACCCTGACCTGTTTATCTGCCAGCCATCGAACGGTTATGCCGGGCTATACATCGAGATTAAGAAAGAGGGCGAACGAACGCAGCGCAAGGATGGCACACTCTACGCCGATCAGCACCTTGAAGAGCAACACGCAATGCTCAAACACCTTAACATGGTAGGCTATAAGGCCGTGTTCGGTATTGGGTTAATGGACTGCATTGAAATAATTGAAGAGTATTTGAGATAAACTAAAAACAAAACTTCTGGGAGGAGTTATAAAACCCGATAAAAACAAATGAATAATTACAAATTAGAACCAATGGTGAAGCATAGTAACCAAGTTCACACGACAACCGATTACTTTTTGTTTAAGCCAATAGACGGCAATCGAAACAAAAACCTCTTACACATCAACAGGCTAAAAAAATCAATGAATCAAAACTATTTGTTTACGGTAATTATTGTAAACGAAAAGTATGAGATTATTGATGGGCAGCATCGGTTTGAAGTAATACAGGAATTACAGCTACCATTGCATTACATTATATGTTCCGGATATGGTCTCACCGAGGTGCATATACTCAATGCAAATTCAAAGACTTGGAACGCTGACGACTACTTAGAGGGCTATTGTAAATTAGGATATAAAGACTATTTGATATTTGCTGATTTCAAACATAAATATCAGATAGGGCACAATGAGTGTATTTCATTGTTATCTAATTGGTCATACTCTAACAGCGACAATACAAAAGAATTTTATGAGGGAAAATTTAAGGTAAAAAATTTAATGCTTGCAGAAGAGTATATTGAAAAAATATTAATGATTGAGCCGTATTATGCTGGCGTTCGTAGGCGAGCATTTGTTGGAGCGATGCTGCAACTATTCAGCAATAAAAACTTTGAGTTTACTGAGTTTTTGCAAAAGCTAAAAACGCAACCTACCGCTTTACAGGATTGCACCAGCGCAAGCAATTATAAGGTTCTTATTGAAGAGATTTACAACTATCGCAGGCGCGAAAAGGTTAATCTTCGGTATTGATTTATTTTGTATATTTGAGCATTCGGTCGTGAGAACCCGAATGAGTTAAAAACATTTTAAGCCCTTTGGGGGCTGCGAGGCAAGGGTAAAACCAAGCCGTTCTCACCGCAGCCATCAAAGGGCATTTTTTTTATGAGAAAATCATTTATACTATACAGCGATATTTACGACACGCTTCAGCATTTAACCGATGAACAGCTCGGTAAATTAATGCGAATGATATTTGAATATCAAACCAGCGGCAAGAAACCTGAAACAAATAACCCTTTATTTATTGCATTTGGTTTCATTAAATCGAGCTTAGATAGGGATGGAGTAAAGTATGAGCAACGAGCCGAAAGGTCGCGTGAAAACGGCGCTAAAGGAGGCAGACCAACTAAAAACCAATTAGGTAAAAATGAAACCCAAAAAACCCAGCGGGTTATTTCAAAACCCAAAAAACCTGATAGTGATAGTGTAAGTGATAGTGTAAGTGATAGTGTAAGTGATAGTGTTAATGTAAATGCTAATGCTAACTTTAAGAAGTGGAGCGAGCAAGATTTGATTGAGTCAATGACTGCATACAAGGATAGATACCCTAAGGAACTCCTAAATGCTTTCTTTAACTATTGGACTGAGCCGCTTGCGAATGGTAGGATACGCTTAACCTCTCAAGATGCTTGGGATACTGGTCGCAGGTTGGTTACTTGGAATAAACGCGATAAGGATAAACAACCAGCGAACGCAGCACCAACAAAGACACGCGCCTCGATGGGCGTTAAGATGGAATAAAATATTTTAATTTATTTTCGATAAAGTGTTGCAGATTCAAAATAAGTTTATACATTTGCAGAGTTAAACATTCAAACACTTACACAATGACAACTAAATTAGAAACAAACGAATTTTATAGAGTTAATTCTTACTACTGGCAAGGTATAGTTTACATTGTTTTAGAAACAAAAGATAACAAAAGCCTATGCCAAATAAAAGGTAGCAACTCATCACCAAAATGGATTAAAACAAATCAGCTTTCTAAAGATTTTAAAGATTTTAGAAATTCCTAAAAAAAGAAACAAGGGGCGGCTAACCGCCCCAACTTTACCGCATGACCTCAATCCCTAAAATCGAACAAGCCCTCATGTTTCTTTGCCTTAACGGCGATGATAACTATAAGGAAATAGCGCCGCAGCTTATTGATGAACACTTCTCAGACGATACAGCACTCAAAGCCTTTAAGGTCATTAATGCCATAATGAAGGACGGCAAGCAGCCGACATTCGTTACATTCGGCAAATATGCATTAACCGAAAAAACACTCACGGCTAATGAGATTGCCAGCGTTACCCAATGGGGCAATGAGTTGAGTTACTCAGAGCCGATCAATGAGTACATCAGCATTCTCAAAGATGAACACATCAAACGCAATATAAACCACATACTAACCGAAGAGGCACTCGGATTAGGTAAGCTAAAGAGCGGCGGTGAAACAGCCGTTAACATCATCAAGCGCCTCAACACCCTAATCGAGAATGGCAGCCCTACCGATAACATCATAACAACACTTCAGCTCACCCACGAAGAGCGGCAAGCATACTACCGCCGCGCTGCATTGCACCAAAGCGGCAAAACGAGCGGATTGAATACCGGCATCGCAGCACTTAACCGATTCACCGGAGGCTTCCATCCCGAGCTTATAATCTTAGCAGGCAGACCATCGATGGGTAAGACTGCCCTCGCATTGTACCACGCCTGCCAGTTCAATGAGCCGGGCATCTACTTCAACCTCGAGATGAATCAAAGCCAGCTCTGCCAGCGGCTCATACTTCAGCATGCGAACGATGCGATTAACAGCGCACGCCTACGCGATGGGAACCTATCGCAGCCCGAGCTACACGCATTTGAAACCACGATCGGATTAGTTGAGAAGCTACCCATCACAATCTACGATAAACCGCGCTGTGGGGTGCATGAGGCAATACGCATAATGCGGCGCGAAGCACGTAAGAACAATTGCAAATGGGCAATCATTGACTATCTTCAGCTGATGACGATAGAGGGCTTCAGAGGCGGTAATCGCGAGGCTGAGGTTGCAGAGATAAGCCGAACATTGAAAGCCGCACAAAAAGAGTTAAACATTCCAATAATCGCACTTGCTCAGTTAAGCAGGCAAGTCGAGCAACGCGCCGATAAAAGACCGATACTCTCAGACCTTCGCGAATCGGGAAGCATCGAACAGGATGCCGACACGGTTATGTTCGTATATCGACCTGAATACTACGGATTGAATGATGAAGCTGGCAACCCTTATAGCTCCGATGTATTTTACCTGTTCGAAAAGCATCGGCAAGGTTCAACCGGTGAGGTACGCTTTAAGCATAACAGCACCCTCACGAGCTTTCACGATAATGGCTCGAGTGGTGGCAGTACCTTCCTTCCGGTCGAGACGAAAGCAATGCAGACGAATGAAAGTTTTGATATAAGCCCCTTCAAATGACAATCGAAGAGCAACTAATCGAGCGCATGAATAACTACCAGCCGAGCGAGGCAATGATAAAAGATGGATGCGTAACATACCACAGTACAACGCGAACGCATCGAAGCTACGCAGCGCACTTGAAACACGCACAGAATGGCTCATTCGTGCGCAAGGCATACCTCAAACGCTGCTATGGGTGGCTGATGCTTTTGAAAAAAAACCGCATTGAAATGCACCACACAATCAAATAAATACTTATCTTTGCAGGCATGTAATGCTTAATTCAATGGAATCAAGTGAAAACATAAAGACAGGGCGAGGGGGCTACCGCGAGGGCGCTGGAGCGAAGCCGCTATATGGCGAGCCAACGGTTAACATTACCTTCCGCGTTCCCGAGTCGCATAAGTCAACGATTCGCCGTATGGTGTACGATTACATGGATGGGTTAAAGACAAACCCCAAGCACGAACCCAAAGGCAATATTCCTGAATATGGATGCTAAGCTCTTAACCATACCATGTGCGATTGAATCGGTAGCAACGCGCCGCGATAAGACGATTAAAGTAACAATCGGAACGCAGGAGCTAACGCCCGAGCAAACTAGCGCACTATTTAACCAGTGGATGGGTGGCGTGGGTGTGATGGCATTCAAAGGCGAGCAGTTCAACTACAACGATGAACAGCTACTCAACAACCTGAAGCTCGATGCCGCCGAGCTTGGAAGTAAGACACCGAGCCAGCGGTTACGATCAACGCTCTATGTGCTATTCGAACACGCACCGGAAGGGCATAAGGACTTCAACACATTCTATGCGGCAATGATGGAGCGATTCATCGATATGGTTAAAAAACGCATTGATACATACAACCTATGACAAGCAGATTAAGAGCCGGAGTATTGATAGATTCAGAGGTTAACGGCAAGCCGCATTATTTCGGCTACCTTACGCATCCCGGATTGGAGTACGATATAGCCGTGGCATTCACTGAAAAGGATTTGAAAGGCTTTGCAGAGGTTAACAAGCTGATTCTGCCAACCGATGAACCTGAGTATAAGTTCGGCGTTATACTGCCAACCGAAGACCGCGATAAGAACAACGCTTACACATGCAAGGTATTCGCATCGGGCAAACTGCATAACCTCGTTATCTACCCACGGCAATACAATCAAATCGTTACCAATGGGCACAGCCTTAACGCACAGCACGAAAGCCGTATATTCACCGAACTAATTACAGCATAGCATGCCACTATTCCAAGGAGACAGCCAAGAGGTAATCAGCATGAACATCCGCAAGCTAATTGGCGAGGGATATTCAGCGCAGCAAGCACAGGCAATCGCACTGGCAGAGGCTGAGAAGTACCGAAAAGCACGGAGGCGATGAAAACAAAAGCAGTTAAGATATCTGAAGTTAAACTCAACCCGAACAATCCTCGATTGATTAAGGATGAGAAGTTTGCTAAATTGGTGCAGTCAATCAAAGACTTGCCTCAGATGCTTGACATTCGCCCTATCGTAGTGAATAGCGACATGGTGGTGCTTGGTGGCAATATGCGACTAAAGGCATGCAAGGAAGCCGGATTAAAGGAAATACCCATAATCATTGCAGACAACCTAACCGAAGAACAGCAGCGCGAGTTCTTAATCAAAGATAATGTAAGCGGAGGCGAGTGGGATTGGGCGATGCTTCAGAATGATTGGGATACCGAGCAGCTCGATGCGTGGGGCTTGGATATTCCAAACTTTGAAACAGAGCAAGCACTTGAAGCCATTGAGGACGATTACGAAGTACCTGATGAAATACAAACCGACATCGTACTTGGCGACCTATTCGAGGTTGGTGAGCATCGTTTACTTTGTGGGGATTCAACGGATAGCGACCAAGTTGCAAAGTTGATGAACGGGCAGAAAGCAGATATGGTATTTACTGACCCGCCGTATAAAATCGAAACTAAAGGTGGTTGCAAGGGCGATGTAGGAAAAAATTTAAGGAAACAAGGGCAAGATATTGAGTTTATTTCAAATTTTGAACCTACTGAATTTCTGCAAGTTTTACCAATCGTATTCAATAAAAATATGAATGCTTATATTTTTTGTAACAAAGAATTATTACCTGATTATTTACTTTGGGCAAGGGATAGCGGATATTCTTTTAATGTTTTGATTTGGAAGAAGCCAAACGCAATTCCAATAGGAGATTCGCATCGACCTGATATCGAGTATCTTTTATTGTTTAGAAAGTCAGCTATTTGGAATAATGGATTGAAAGATGTAAACTATTCGAGGTGCTTAGAGTTTGGTAGAGAAAGCGGTTTACATCCTACTATGAAACCTATCGAATTGATTGCAAATGAAATGAAGATAAGCTCAAACCAAAATAGTTTAGTATTTGATTTCTTTTTAGGCTCAGGCTCAACAATGGTAGCTTCACATCAACTTAAACGCAAGTGCTATGGGATGGAACTCGACCCGAAGTACTGCCAAGTAATAGTCGACCGCATGATTAAACTTGACCCAACGCTTACGATAAAGCGCAATGGTCAGCCATATAAAACAGACGAAATACAGACACATGGCATTCCCGCATGATGGCAGAAAGATGAAGAAGGGGGAAACACTAAACCCGAACGGCAGACCGCGTAAGCTGCCGGAGCTTCATGTATTGCTCGCTGATGTATTGGGCGAAGAGAAGGATGGCGTTACGGCTGCCGAAGCGATATTGAAAGCAATACGCGCACGCGCAGCTAAAGGCGATACCCGCGCAGCCGAGCTACTTCTCGACCGCGCTTATGGCAAGCCGAAGCAAACCAATGAGACCACGCTCAAGACCACCGAGCCGTTGGTGATTATCAAGACCAAAGAGGATGGCAATGCTTAAATCAATTGGCATCGGAGTGCTGTTCACCCTGTTCATGGTTGGGCTTGCATACTGCTTGGTGCTGGTGCTTCGCCACATTATCGACTGCATGCCAGACCCGAATGATGAGGAGGATTAATGGACTTCGAACTATTTGAAAGGCAGTCCATAGCACTCGAGGCTGTTGAGTCTGGGCAGTACCGTGTAATCGTGTTTGGGGGGAGTATACGAGGTGGAAAAACGACTTGGCTGCTTATTACACTTGTTTACCTCGCGCTCCAATATCCGCGAAGCCGTTGGGTGATCATTCGCCGCAGCCTGCCCGATCTGAAGCGCACAACCTTCCCATCGTTCAGCTCCATCCTGAATGATGGCATCGATCAATACGTTGAAAGCTGGAACAGAGACACGCAAGTGGTGACATTCATCAATGGCAGCGAATTGATATTCATGGCTGAGAGTTACGATGACGATAAAGACCTTAACCGATTCAAAGGACTCGAGGTGAATGGCGCTGGCTTGGATGAGGTGAACGAGCTGCAAGATGTTACGTTCTACAAAGTTCAGGAACGCATCGGCAGTTGGAACAAGGCAATAGGCCAGCCGCCGATCGTGTGCCTGGCAACTTGCAACCCGGCAAATAATTGGGTTAAGGATGTAATCTACAACCCATACCGAGAAGGTAGATTGCCCGAGCGGTGGACATTCATCCCGAGCAAGATTACCGATAACCCGCACATCCCGGCTGAGTACCTCGAGAGCCTGAAGGAGCTCCCGCCTGTGCAGTATGCTCGATTCGTGGAGGGGGATTGGGATGTGATGGACGATGTGGCGAATCCATTCCTCTACGAGTGGGACGATGCGAAGCACATCGATGACAGCGTGCAGCTGAACCGAAACATGCCAGTTCACATCAGCGTTGACTTTAACATCAACCCGCTGTGCGCCTTGGTGCTTCAGCACGTTGGCAGAGGCGCGGTGGTGGTGGATGAGATAAAGATTGAGAAGGGCAGCGTGGATGCGTTCTGCGATGCGGTGCTTGCGCTCGGCATCCCGATGGGGCTGATTAGGATTACAGGCGATGCGATGGGTAAGGGAGGCACGGTTCAACAGCGTGATAACTCCAGCGCCTACACGATGATTAAGCGGCGGCTCGGCATGAGCGATAGTCAGTTCTTGATACCGGCTAACCCAACGCACTACAACAGCCGCATCGATTGCAACGCAGCACTGCGCAAGCTCGACATCCGCGTGAACTCAAAGCGCTGCAAGGGATTCGTATTCGATGCGAAGCAAGTGCAGTGCGATGCGAATGGGTCCATCATAAAGACCAATCGAAAAAACATTGCCGAGCGTGCTGACTTTCTCGATTGTTTCCGTTACTTTGTCAATGCAATTCTAAAGCGATACTTATGAGCGTATGTTCACCTTGCTTTGATTCAGGCATCAGCGTTGCGGCTTGCAATGCTGGCATTGCCTTTGGTGTTGTCACACCTGAGACTGAGTACGCGGTACTGATAACGCATAACGCGACTAAGCGTGTGCAGAGCTTTACCGCGACATCGGATGAACAGGGCATCATCACAATCGTTGGCGCGAAGGTCGATGCGCTGCAAGGCTACACGATAAGCCTGAAGAACTGCGATAAGTTCACCATCTGCGAGGTTGAGTATGACTGCATCGCATTCAGCGTTGTGAACATGGACACCGATGAACCTGAAACGATAAACCTACTCGAATGCGTAAGCTGCTAAAGAAACTAAAGAGCATCGCACACGGCTGGGCGCTGTGGGCGTTCGACACGAAGGAGAGCCGCGAGGTATCGAAGCCACGCATGGAGATTTGCAAGACATGCCCATACCGCATCAAGCTGACTGACACTTGCCGCGAATGCGGATGCTTCCTACCCGCTAAGACTCGAGTGCCTGATGAAACCTGCCCGCTGTTACACTGGTGACATGATGACCGGCTTCATCTTGGTTAGTGCGTTGCAGCATAAGGATGAAGTGGACGAGCTGCTCGACAAGGATGAGCGATGGCTTGACCTGATTGTTAACACAAGCGACATCAGCGTGGTGTATGAAGATGAGCACGCAGAGCGAACATTCATAACGCTAATGAGCAACGATAAAGAGATTACCACAAAGAACACACTGGATGAGATTATTCAAAAGATTAGGCGAGCGACTTCGATCAACATTTACTCGCAGTAAGAAAACAACATACAACCTCGTTGAAGTATTCAAGCATGGCGGGCATAGGTACTACCGATTCCCCAAGGAGGTCAACATGCCGCTCGAGAGGTTCTCCATGAGCATGAGCTTGCTTGAGCGATTAAGCAGCGGGCTATCGGGCAGCGAGATGGAGAAGATATTGACCGAGATGGAGAAGGCACTCAGCGCGGGATTGAGCAATCCTAAGACAGCGGCACTCATGGGCGCATACATCCACGTAATTCGCGAAAGGCAGAACACGGTTATCCATCGCGACATACTGCTTAACATCGCAGCGACTTGGATAATTCGCGAGGACGAGAACCCGGCAGAGATTAACCCCGACATACATCAGCAGAAGCTGCAAACATTTGAGGCGTTGAGCAAGGGGGGTGCTCACGATTTTTTTTACAGCTTGGGTATCGAGCCGCTGATGCCCTTATTCAATATTTCAGCTCAAGAGTTTCAAACGCTCTGGGAGTACAACACGGTAGAACTTCGCAAGCTGCACGAGGCGTTACGCCAGCTGAGCTCTCACCGCAAAGCAGGGCTAAGAGATCAGCCGACACCTTCCGCGAGCAAGTGATGAACCTTGCCGGAGGTAGCATATCCGAGTTCAATGAGTTAATGGCTTCCGATGTTTCGGTTTATTTGCTTAAATTTGAGGCAGCAATAAAGGCTCAAAATGGCAACAAAGGTTGAGATTATCTACGAAGCCGAGGCTACGAGCCTAAAGGCAACGGTCAACGAAGTAAACAAGGCGAATGATGCCGTGGTGGCATCGGCACAGGAAAGCTCGAAGAAGGTAGCCGATACCTATAAGACAGCTGGCAAAAGCATCGCAGCTGCGTTCTCGGGTGGCGAAGTAAAGAAAGCTCTGGCCGATCAGAACAAGTCCTTTGAAGATTTGAATAAGAAGGCCGTGCCGCTAACAAGGGTGTTGCGTGGCTTAAAGAATGAACTCAACGCACTCGAGGAAGCGGGCAAAGGAGGAACAGAGCAGTTCAGGCAATTAGAGCGCGAAGCCGCAAGGCTCGAAGACCAAATTGGCGATACCCGCGCTCGCGTTTCTAACCTTGCAAGTGATACGTTTAAGTTCGATGCAGCGGTGGAAGCCACGCAAGGACTCGCGGCTGGCTTCGAGATTGCTCAGGGCGCGGCGGCATTGTTCGGCTCAGAGAGTGAAGATTTGCAGAAGGCATTGCTGAAGGTGCAGGCTGCGACTGCCATCGCTAACGGAGTGCAGCAAGTGGCTAACCTATTGCTCGAGGAAAGCAAGATTAAGACCTTAGTGCTGACAAATGCGCAAGTTGCTTACGCAACGGTTGTGGGCACATCCACAGGTGCGATGAAAGCATTCAGAATTGCATTAGCCGCTACTGGTATAGGCTTGATCGTGATCGGCTTGGTTGCTTTGATTGAGAACTTCGATAAGGTAAAGCGTGTTCTCGAGAACTCGATACCGGGATTCAAAGAGGTAAGCAACGCGATTGGAGGTGTTGTAGATACGATCAAGGAATGGGTAGGTGCATCAGGCGAAGCAGAGCGAGCTGGTGCCGCATTTGATGCAGCCACGAAGAAGCAGAATGCTGCGGCTGATGCTGTGGTGAAATCTTATGAGCGCAGGATTGATATCGAGAAAGCAGCAGGCCGAAGCACTACTCAACTTGAGATTGAAAGAGAGCAGGCTGTGATTGATGCGAACGAAAAGATTCTTAAAGACTATCGAAGCAAATCAAGCGAGATTGTTCAGCTGGATGAAGAGGAAAAGCAAAAGGCAGTTCAATTAGCAAGGGATGCCGCAGATGCGATTGCTGAATCTCAAAATAATATTCTTGTTATTAGAACTGAAGCCGCAAAGGAAGCATCCGACAAAGCCAAAGAGGAAGCAAAGAAAGCAGCCGAAGCAGAAAAAAAAGCAGCCGAGGATGTAGCCAAGGCACGCGAAAACTTAGCTAAGTTAGAGACCGATGCTTTGCAGGCGCAATTGGATGAACGCGAAAAGATACTAAGCGAGAGCAACGCTAAGATTCAAGAACTTGAAAAGGCGTTTTTAGAATCAAGGTTTGCAGCTGGAAGTATTGAAGAAAAGAAACTGCAAGATGCCATCTTAGCAATCAAAGAGCAAGCTACAAAGAGTATTGCTGAGATTGACAAAAAGGCAATTGATGATGCGGCGGCAAAGAAAAAGGAAGCTGAAGATAAAGCGACACAAGAAGCAGAGAAGGCAGCGGAGGAAAGAAGCAAGCTGGTAATCGCTGGCATCGATGCTGAGATAAATGCGGTCAAAACTTTAGAGATTGCAGAGGGCACATCGCTCGAAAGAAGGATTCAGCTTATTGAATTGGATTCACAAAAGCGCCTTGAATTAGCCAAAGACAATGCCAGCGAGATAAAACTCATCAACGCCGAGACCGAGCAAGCCATCCGCGAAGAGCGTAAGAAGTCACGCGATGAAGCAATCGACCAAGCGTTTGAGATTGCAAGTGCTTCGGCTGATGCGCTCGGTAGTATCTTAAAGTTTCAAAGCCAGCTAACCGAGAACCGAATTGCTGAGATACAAAGCAGCAGCGAAAAGGAACTCGAAGCGATTAACAGTTCACTCGAAAGCGAAGTAGTTAAGGCCAACAAACGCGAGGCATTGGAGAAGCGCACACAATCTAAGATAGCAGCCGAAAAGCAAAAGCAGGCTCGGCAAGAAAAGGCATTGAATATCTTCCGAGCAACCATTGACACGGCTGCATCAATTGTTAAGACAGGGGCGCAGCTGGGTTACCCTGCCGCGCTTCCATTCCAAATCCTTGCCGGTATTATTGGAGCTGCTAACATCGCAGCAATCGCAGCACAGCCATTGCCTAAGTTCAAGAAGGGTGGTATGGTAGGCGGTCGCAGCCATGAGGCAGGCGGCACATTGATTGAAGCCGAGCGTGGCGAGTTCGTGGTGAATAAGAACTCAGTAATGCGCAACCGCCGAGAACTCGATGCCATCAACACATCGAGCGCAGCGTTCAGGCGATTAATTGATGAGCGTTACGTGCGCCCTGCCATACTCAACTATGCGATGAATAACAAGCGCGATGGCATAACGGTTAATGCTTCGCTTAACAGCAAGTCGATGGAGAAAGAGCTCAAGGGATTGCGAAAGGATATGCGCAATAAGAACACCATTGTAAACATTAACGGCGGGGATTCTCGGTACTCATGGCAGTAGAAATTAAATTCCTTATCGACAACCTCGACCGAGGCCAGCCGCTTAACCCTGAGGACTTCGGCATCAATATTACCACGGACGATAACATCGGAGCCCGCATTGTATCGTTCGATAGTGATTTAACTTTTGGCGGTGATGTGTTCAATTACCTATACACTAAGCTCGAGACATCAGGATACTGCGAGCTTGTGCGTGTGAGCGTGCAATACCTTTGCAACTCGGGTACCTGGGAGAAGTTGGTCGATGGCTATATCATTGTTACAGAATCGAACTTTTTGCTCGATAGATGCCAAGTAAAGACTAAGCTCTACGATGAAACATTCAGTACCAAGATTAACAACAACAAGAGCATCCCATTCTCGCTGTCCTTATCCGCATCAAAGAACGGCACATCGATAACGCCGCCAGTAATGCGGAGGCTTGACATATTCAACCCGCCCACCGGAACCTATGAAGCGCAGTTCGCATACGGCTACGCGCTTTATGATGTCTTCCAGCATTTGATTAATTGCATGAGCGATGGCTTGATTGACTTTGATTCAAACTTCTTTGCATACACCTATCCCGATGCGAGCTTGCCAGTATACACGCAAGGCAATGTGCTAAGACAGCGACAGCCATTCGAGATGACTGCGACTTTCGAGAAGCTATATCTCGCAATGAAGCAAAAGGTCAACCTCGGCATCGGCTTCGAGAAGCAAGCCAATGGCAGACCATTGCTACGCATCGAGCCGATTTCATACTTCCAGCAATCGGGCGCATCGGCTAACCTTTACGATCAGCCGGAAATTGAGATGAGGTTCGACACCACTCGGCTGTATGCCGCTGTGGACTTTGGCTCTGACCCATTCCTCGAACAGGCTGAGTGCGATGGTGGCAATACTGCATGCACGTTTGTGCAAACGCCATTCAGAGGATTCAGGATTGAGACATTCGGATTCATTGGCGAATGCAACACATCGAACGTGCTTAATGTTAAGAGCGGCGATATCATATTCGATGCCAACGTAATTGAGGATGTGATTCGCTTTGCATCGCCGAGCTATGACCTAAACAACTTCATCATTCAGTCGAGTTATAGTGCATTCTACACGCCGAACGGATTTATCGCGATTCCATTCGACCCTTATACAATTGGGCAGACGATATACAACGGGCTTTATAGAAATATTAATGTTTCAGCGAATTGGTTGAGCGGCTATCCCAATAGCTTATTCAGTTTCTTGAATGCGCCATTCACGCCATCACAAGCAGCTTGCGAGGTAAGGATTGCAGGAGTACCAAATAATCCAGTATTTGATGCTAATGACACTACAACCGAATCATATTTCTCAATGAACGGTGTTTATATTCCGTTTGGAGATGAGTTTAATGACCCTAATAATTTATTTTCAGGAGATTCTTACGTATGCCCATTTGCAGGGCTTTACACTGTTACATTACAATTAATTCGAGGTAATGGTATTGACCCACTTGTAGGCAATGTGACAAATTTCTGTTCAATAGTTCGTCGCGATTCAAACGATACATTTATTTCTGAAACACCATCATTCCCACCGCTTACGCAAACATATCCATCATTTTCATTGGTTACGGTTACAACATCATTTGTATGCAATCAAGGCGATAAGATAAGCGCAAATTTTTACGCATTGGTTCAAAATGGCATAAATATACCTATAAGGATTGCCAGTACTTTTGGCGGTCAAAATAGCTACATGGACATCACAGCCGTTCCATTAAACGCGAACAACCCAGACCAAGACCTCGACCCAGTCAATATCGACGATGTGCAAGCCTACCTATATAAGTTCAAGCGACCGCTGACGATGGCAGAGATTAACGCCATCACAAGCGAGACATCAAAGCCGATACAACTCGGTCGCAGGGATGACAGCCTTGCCGTGATTGATACCTACATTAAGAACATTCAGATTGAGTCAGTGATGCGCAAGGCCGCGCAATTCGAACTACGTTCAAACAAACTACTTCCATGAGCTACACATCGATACCAAACCAACCGATAATATTTAGCAGCACATTGCCCGAGGTATGCGATGGATGCGGCTCTGAGTTCGCGCAGCTTGCCGACTTCAACGATCAACTATTCTGGCAGCTCGAAGCAGGGCAGTGCGGTTACCTGCGATTCAATGAAATTATACTTGTCAATGATGCGAATGTTGATGGCTTTGATATAACCTTTCCCGGCAGCAATGACGATACCGCACTTGTTGCATATACCTTCTTCAAGTTCATCAACTGCCTCGAGTATAAGCTAACAATCACAATCAATACAGGCGCGGTGGGTACGTTAATCGTGGGCTTTACCAATGGTGATTCGGTGAACATCAGCGCGGTGGGTACCCATGTAATTTACCTGAAGGCTACCGACATCCCTGCGAATACTAACAGCAATATTCAGGATTTGTTTATTGGCACTAACACAACCGTGCAAGAGTTCATTGGAAGCGTTACCATTGATGACTTCCAGCCCAACTGCAACGGCGCGTTATTCGCGGGCATCGTTGATGCTACAACGCTGGCTGTGGTGCAAGTGCTCGACCCAGTACTAACAACGAAGGACCAATACCTCACGGCGGGCATTGCCTTGGCTGATTACGACCTTGAGCCGGGCTGCTATCGTTTAGCGATTGCGGACTTCTGCACCAACACATGCGGGCAGTATTACATTTACAATCCGTACTTCAACGATTGGGGCGGGTGTATCGATTGCCCGCCGCTTGGCTGGAGTAGCGTGGCGGTAACTGGCAGCGATACCTGGAACATCGGCGGCGGCGAGGCGCAGATTGACCTAACGGTGTTAGGAAACTCGACAAGCCTTGAGTCGATTACCGAGCTATGCGAGGACACGGATTACTATGTGACTATTGAAGTGGATTCGATTGCCAATGCACGGCTACGGCTTCAGGTCGATGGGGTTAACTACGCCACAGCCATAAGCGCAGCGGGAACTTATAACTTCACGATAACAGTAACGCAGTCCGGAGCATTGAGCCTACTCGGTTCGCAGTTCGGCGCTTCGCTCAATGGCGAGATAACGGTTAAGCGTATCACGGTGCGAGCTGATAAGAACTGGGCGAAGTATGACAAGTACAGCGACCTGATTCAGATTGGTGACTTCACGGATGAATGCCGCTTCTTTAAGATTGAAGGCTGCAATGGCGAGAATCAATTCGGGCTGGGCTTCAGCGGCACATCATTCTTGCCGGGCATCCGATTGGAAGGGCGAAGATTCCAGCCGCAATACGATACCGATACCGACCTCTTTAGATACGCATCGGGCAGATGGCAGGCGAGCTTTGTAGACCGCAAAAAGAAACTCAGCTATCACTTCGGGCGCTTGCCTGAGTACGTGCTCGACTTCCTCTCGATTGTTTTCTACTTCGATAACTGCTATGTGAATGGTGAGCTATCCTTCCCAGCCGACAATGAATTTCCGACCATCGAGTATGACAATGCCGATGACCTTGGCAGCTTGACAATCGAGCTGTATAAGAAGAAGGAGAAAGTGCGCAAGACCGTATGTGTTGGCGTGGAT